CTGTACTAGAACCTTTGCTTATTGAGAATGAGCAAGATCTGATTGATCTTTTTGGAAAACCATTTAATAATGATAGACAATACGAATATTGGTATTCTGCATCAAACTACCTTCAGTATGGTGGTGTATTAAGAGTCGTTAGAGCAGATGGTGCAAATTTAAATAACGCAAACGTTGGTGCTGTAGGTGTTGCATCAACATCAAGTCTTAAAATAAAATCTTTTGATGATTATCAAAATAATTTTGAGGATAATGTTTCATATCGATTAGCTGCAAGAAACCCAGGCAGTTATGCAAACGGATTAAAGGTTGCATATATTGATGGTGCTGCAGATCAAACACTTACATATGATCCCGATCTTACTGGAGTAACAGGAGATGTTACTGGAAAAGTACAAGTCGGTTTTGCGGTAACTCAAGCAATTAGTGGATCATTCGTAGGAGTTGGAACAACTGGTGAATTAGATGGATATCTACAAGGTGTCATCACTGGTGTTGGAAATAGCACAATTGATGTTAAGGTTGTAAATCGAGTTTCTGCTGCTGGAACAATATTCCCTGTAAATTATACAGAAAACGGTAAATTCCAATTTAGTGTGGGTAGTGCAACATCAACCACTGGTGGTGCATCTGGTAATAGATTACCTGGCACTGGTATTCAAATATCAAATAGTAGTTCAACAATTGCAAATCCAGCAGCTGGTATTCAAACATCACTAACAGTTACAACAATCGCAGACTGGTATGACAATCAGTTCATTCAATTAAAGAATGGTGCATTAGCATGGAAAGAGATTGCTGAAAAACCAGGCACAAGTGGATATGCTGCTGCAAGAAACAGTAAGAATGATGAACTTCACATTGTAGTTATTGATGACAGTGGAAAAATAACTGGACAACAAGGTGCAATTCTTGAGAAGTTTGCTTTCTTATCAAAGGCAGATGACGCAAAGAATTCATTTGGAGCTGCGATTTATTACAAAGATTTTGTTGCAGAAAATTCAGATAACATCTTTGTTGGAGTTTCAACAGGTAATGGATCAATCGCATCTGGTATTCAAACCGTATTTACTCCTACATCAGCAGTGACTAATCTTTGGAGTCAGGACGCACAGGATGTAACCTTTAACTTTGGTGGTAATATACTTTACGAACTACAAGGTGGAAAAGATTATTCTGGTGTAAGCACAGAGGGTGGTTACTCTTGTTCTCTCGGTTCAATCATGGGTGGTTATGAAATCTTTGAGAACGAAGCAGAGTACGCAATCAACTTCTTACTTCAAGGCCCTGGCATCGTAGGTAACGAACAGGAGTCACAAGCAAAAGCAAATAAATTAATTGCAATTGCAGAACAGAGAAAAGATTGCCTTGCAGTTATCTCTCCAAATAGAGAAACAACTGTAAATGTAACAAGTGCAAAAACACAAACAGATAACGTAATTCGATTCTATGATCCGATTACATCGTCATCATTTGCAGTATTTGACTCAGGTTACAAGTATCAGTTTGATAGATTCAATAATAAGTTCCAATTCTTACCATTAAACGGTGACATCGCTGGATTGATGGCAAGAACATCTGAGGAACAGTTCCCTTGGTTCTCACCCGCTGGCCCTCAAAGAGGAAATATACTTAACACAGTTAAGTTAGCATATAATCCAAATAAAGTACAAAGAGACGCTTTGTATGTGAAGAGAATCAACCCAGTAATATTCTCACCTGGCGGTGGATTCTTATTATTTGGTGATAAAACAGGACTCGCAATTGCATCTGCATTTGACAGAATTAACGTACGTCGTTTGTTCTTAAATCTAGAGGCGAGAATCGAGATTGCTGCAAGAACTCAACTCTTTGAATTTAACGATGAGATTACGAGAGCAAACTTCCGTAATATTGTTGAACCATTCCTTCGTGGAGTTCAAGCTAAGAGAGGTTTATCAGACTTCTTAGTTATTTGTGATGAAACAAACAACACACCTGATGTAATTGATGCGAATGAATTTAAGGCAGATATCTTTATCAAGCCTGCTCGTTCGATTAACTTCATCGGTCTTACATTCGTTGCGACTAGAACAGGAGTTAGCTTCTCTGAAGTCGTTGGTCGAGTTTAACCAAATCCCCACTAAATAACCAAAGGAGTTAAAAAAGAAAATGGCAACATTTAATCAAAGAAACATAACTGAGTTTCGATCAAGATTGACTGGTGGTGGTGCAAGAGCTAATTTATTTGAAATTGAAATTGCTTTTCCAGAGGAGTTAGGAATAGATCTAAACTTAGTGACGGATAAAGTTCCATTCCTTGTCAAGGCTGCAGAGATTCCAGCATCTAATCTAGGTAATATTCCTGTTCCATATCGAGGTCGTGTTCTTCCTGTTGCTGGAGATCGCACCTTTGATCCTTGGACAGTAACCGTTATTAACGATACTGATTTCTTAATTAGAGATGCGATGGAGAAATGGAGTAATTCAATTAATGATTTACAGACAGCTCAAGGAACAATCAACCCAGAAGTTTATCAAAGATCTGCTGACGTAAAACAGTTAAGTAGAGAAGGATCTAATCCTGGCGATCCAGAAAAATTATTAAGACAGTATAAGTTTGAAGGAATATATCCTAATACTGTAAGTTCTATACCTCTTGACTTTGGTGCAACTGATCAGATCGAAGAATTCCAAGTTACATTTAACTACCTATTCTATGAGGTAGTTTCTCCACTCGGAAATTTTTAGGTTGATTATAATCAAAGTTTAGGATATAATATAAATACCAGTAAAGGTATAATTATACAATGGCACAACTTTTTGGTTTCTCGATTGACGATTCATATAAGAAACCGTCAGAAACAGTAGTCTCACCAGTCCCCAAAAATAATGAGGACGGTGCAGACTATTTTCTGTCGTCTGGATTTTATGGTCAATATTTAGATGTAGAAGGAGTATTTAAAACAGAATACGATTTAATTCGTAGATATCGTGAGATGGCATTGCATCCCGAAGTTGATAATGCGATAGAAGATATTATTATTGAAGCTATAGTTGCAGATCAAAATGATTCACCAGTTCAAATTGATCTTCAAAATTTGAACGTAGGGCCTCAAGTAAAGGATATTATTCGTGGAGAGTTTCAATATATTAAAGAAATGTTGGACTTTGATAAAAAGGCTCATGAAATATTTCGTAATTGGTATGTGGATGGAAGAATATATTATCACAAAGTTATAGATTTAGATAAACCAGAAGAGGGAATTAAGGAACTTAGATATATTGACGCACTTAAAATCAAATATATTAGAGAACAAAAGAAAAAAGGTGGCGAAAATGCTATTAATTATGCAAACAATAATCGTCCAGGCTTAGATGGTTCAAATCCAAAAGATGCTGAGTTTCCAGGCCTAACAGAGTATTTCATATATACACCAAATTCATATCAAAAAAATCAATACGGATCTGTTGCTGTCACAGGACAACAGAAAGATGCAGTCAAGTTTGCTAGAGATGCGATTGCATATTGCACATCAGGTTTAGTAGATCGTAACAAACACACAGTTCTTTCATATCTACAGAAAGCAATCAAGGCACTTAATCAATTAAGAATGATTGAGGATGCTCTTGTAATATACAGATTATCAAGAGCTCCAGAAAGAAGAATCTTTTATATTGATGTTGGTAATTTACCAAAGGCAAAAGCAGAACAATATCTTCGTGAAGTCATGTCGAGATATCGTAATAAATTAACTTACGATGCAGCGACTGGTGAAATTCGTGATGATAAAAAATATATGTCAATGATGGAAGATTTCTGGTTGCCAAGAAGAGAGGGTGGTCGTGGAACAGAAATTTCAACATTACCTGGCGGACAAAACTTAGGGGAACTCACCGATGTAGAGTATTTCCAAAAGAAACTTTTAAGATCTTTGAATGTTCCTGAGTCTCGTATGGCTGACAATGCAAGTTTTAGTTTGGGTCGTTCATCAGAAGTATTAAGAGATGAACTTAAGTTCAGCAAGTTTGTTGGGAGAATGAGAAAAAGATTTAGTAATCTTTTCCATGACATACTCCGAACTCAATTAATTCTTAAGAATATTTGCACACCAGCAGAATGGGAACAGATGAGTGATCATATTCAATATGATTTCTTATATGATAATCATTTTGCAGAATTAAAAGAGGCAGAACTTATGCAAGAAAGACTCGGACTTGTTGCAACTGCTGATCCTTATATTGGTAAATATTATTCTGTTGATTATATTCGTCGTAAGATTTTAAGACAAACTGATCAGGAGATAGTTGATGAAAACGCACTTATGATTCTTGAAAAAGAAGCTGGTATTATTCCACCTACTGAACAGGAAATGATGGTTGCTCAATCATTAGCAGATACAGGTGAGGATGTTTCACAAGCTCCAAAAACAAATAAACAAAATTTAGGAAAAACACAGACCGAAGGTAGTAAAGAGAGTATCGATACCACCAGCACTGATGATCCTGAGTCTCCAGGCACGCCAGATCTTAAAGGTGGCGAGATATAAATAAAACATAGGTATAG